TTTATTATCGAATACCGTTTTTCTCATTAAAACTTTGCCCATTATTGTGCTATTTTTTGAACAAATATAAAAAGAAAAGCCACCCAATATTTAGGTGGCTTTCTTTTAATTTGGAATTGTATTAAAACTAAACCCCGATTGCAGCGATATCCGTTGCAAATGTACCCTTAACGATTGCTAATGGTGCGTAGTTAGTTAATGCAATACGCTCTTGTAAACGTACCGTTACAAAACCATCACGAACGTTTGTTCCATCCTCACGGAAAAACTCTAATGATAAGTTTTCACGGATCCACATTTGTGTTCCTAAACCGAAATTACCTACCAAGTAAGTTCCCGCCGTTACCGCTGTGTTGATTACAACCGGTACCCCTAAGAATTGTGGCTGTAAACCTGCGTAAACCTGATCTTTCAAATACTCATTTGTTGTTGACTTCAACAATAAGATTTTTGCAAAATCTGTTGGGTTTACCATGATGTAATCCGGGCGATAATTAACCAATGCTAATTGATTGATTGCTACCGTTAAAACATCAAATTGGTTTGCTGCTGTGATTGAATCTGCAAATGCACCTGCTGCGAATGCTGTTGATCCTGATGTCACGATACCTGAAATGTTAGGTGCCGTTCCGTTACCATAAAGCAATTGTGCATCTTCAACCGTTAATAATTTCTCAGGTGCACGTGCTGCAAGGTATGATGTCAATTGTGCTGTATCAGCCAACATCTCCTCAGAAATACGGAAATATGTTCCAACTTTCTGAACGTTTGCATCGTATGCCGTTAAATCGAAATCTGATTCAGGCAATGTTGAACCTTGTGCTGTTGCTGCTGCACCATTGTCATATGCTGATTCGCGTACGTAACGTACAACCTCTGCATTTGTAGAACCTTGTGCTAACAATTGGCGAACGTGTACCGGACGCGTTGGATCGTACTTGATACCCGGAACGTATTGTGCCGGAATAACTTCACCTGTGAAATTAGCCGCAACGGTCATATCACCTGCCTTGATTTCAAATTTAGCTGAACGGCTTGATCCGTTGATTAAATTCTCTAAACCACCTTTTGTGATACCTTCAACCAATGATTGCTTGAATGATTGTGCGTTTGCACCTGTTGCTGTTTTCTTTGCTGCAACTTCTGCTGCATCAATACGGCCGTGAATTTCTGTGAATTTAGCCTCTAAATTCTTGATTTCGGATTTTAATAATTCATCCGCTTTGCCTGTTGCTGATGCAACTGCCTGACCTTCTGCTTTTGCGATTCTCGCATCAATTGCCGAATTTAATTCGTTCAATTGGTTTTTGATTTCCTCTGTCATCTTATTTTGACTTTATTTGATTGTTTAAATATGAAAATATTTCGGAAATATCAACCTGTTTAACTTCCGGCACGGTGACAATTTCTGCCGGCCGTGTGGTAACATCAATAAACAATGATTTCAATTTCATCAACTCACCCTCAATTGCGTACCCTAATTCATCGGATACATTTTCTTTCTTGATCATTTTGGCTAAAATGTCGAAACGTTTTGCCAATAAATCCTGATCAATTTCACCCTTTGCATCTGTAATCAATGCCATTGGGTTTGCTGCTAATGTAACGCATGAAATTTCGTACAACTTGCATTCTTTTAATTCACGCACACCATCCTGTCTGTAATTCTTAACAATTGGCATAATACCAACTGAATTTTCAGAAATCACACCATTTTTCATCAACAACAAAATGTCCTCGCCCATTCGTGTTTTTGGGATTTCAGCAACAAAATACAACCCTTTTGCATCTTCACGTAATTCTGTGAATTTACCTAATGGCTGATCAATTCTGTGTTGGTTGCAATACCTTACACGTGAACCATTTTCAGATAATGTTTTTGTATATGCCCCTTGCAAAATGATGTCATTGTCTGAATCAATATTGCCAAAAATTGAACCATATCCGGACACGATGCCGTTTGCCTCATCAATGTCATCAATCCCAATGGATGTTTGTTTGTAAATCATAACCTTTCTTTTGCCCAAAATTAGTCAAATTGCTAATTAGAAAACCTGTTGTAAAAATTAATTTTAACCGCCTAAATTTTCACCTTCAATGATTGCACCTGTTACCCCTGTGATTATTTCAGCACTATTGATTGCATCAACGATGGTTGCCTGTGCAATGCCAAATCCTAAATCTGTAATTGGTGCACCAATTGTGTTTGCTCCAACCTTTGGCAATACAATCATTGAACAACGGCAATTAATTACATTGCTTGCTGATCCATTAGGATCGCCCGGTCTTTGTAATGATTCACCACCAACTGAAAATTTGCTATTAAACGGAACAACTTGATTGTTTGCTGCCTGATGTGCCGGCCTTACTCTTGCATCGTATCCTGATTTCCAAGTTTTGGTCATATCAGCACCCGGAAACAAATTGACTGCCGCCTGTTCGGTTGCATAATTTGCTGCATTCGTTGCCTCAGTCCTTACAATTCTGCGTGCCTGATAATCTGCTAAATAATCAAATTTTTGTCGCAACATTTTGGCCTGAACCTTTTCACCGGCTGACATAAATATTGGATCGGACATAAATTGTCGCAAAGTATTTGTCAATGTAGCCTGTGCCGTTGATGATACCATTGTCACCCTTTGGCCTGCCACCTGATTCCCCATAAACGCAAATGCGTTGGCCCAAATGGATTGCATATTACCCGGATCGGCTTTTGGCATATATTTTTCAACATTGCGTGAATACCAATTGGCAAATTGTAACCCGATTTTGGAATACATTCCCTCGTACATCGCAACATATTTGCTGTCCTGAAAAAACTGCTGTGCTGTTGCTGTGGTCATTGATTTGATTTTCAAAAACAAATCAATTGCATCATTATATTCTGCCTTGTAAAACTCCGTGAAATCTTTTATTGATGTGCGTTCCGCTTTGCTCAATTCATTTTCGAATTCATCCGGCCAATTGTCTTGTGCCTTTTCCTCTTTCGGTGGATTGAATAGATTGCTACAAACCGCCACACGTTGATCAATGGTGCCAAAATCATTGACAATATTAAGATCAACAACACAACGGCCCATGAAATCATTTTGGCTTTCACCTGCAAATGGTTTAGGCAATGGCATATTTAGTCAATTTTTAGTGACTTTGGATTCTCCAATGATGGCATTGATGGATTCTGTGCCATCAAATTAGCAGGGATAAAATAATCATCCATGAACGGATTGTCTTTGTCCATTGCATAATTCATTGCATCACGTTTTTCGTTTGGTGTAACCCACCATGCTGCTGCCAACTGATTCACCAATTTATCCACTTCCTCCTGCATTTCGCTGATGGCTGTGAAATCGAAATCAATGAAATATTCATCACCTTTGCCGAATTTTGGTGCCAACCACCGATTCAATTCATCACGTATTTTGATCAACTCAGGAATAACAGCATTTTGATATAAAGCCTTTTTGGCTTCCTTCATATTGTTGTACGTTGATGAATCCGTGTTGTTTAGCAACTGAACCGGTATATTATAGATATTACACAAATCCTTTACGGTGCCATTGTATTGCTCAATCAATGACAAATCTGATGCTGATAATCCAAAATTAACCCATGACAAATCCTTTGGTGTGATGATTACATCACCGGCATTTGATGCACCCTGATAATTTTTACGGAATTTGTCTTTTAATGCCTGTGCTTGCACCTCAGTCAAATTTCCATCCTTTGAAATCAACATACCACGTGATGTTTGATTCTGCAAATATTTTAATCCGGTGGTTACGGCTTCATTGTTGGCCGATAAAACACGCAGGCCGGCACGCAAAGGTGATTGGCCATATAGGTTTGAACCGCTGCTGTCGTAATCCGGATTAAAATCTTTAATGTGGCAAATCAATTCAGGTGGAACCTCAATCATTGAATTGTATTGAATTTTGTATCCTGCCACAGGTTGCATCACACCTCCTGAAACGATTTCAACCAATTGTGATGGCAATGCATATAATTCCGTGAATTTGCCTTCATTTGGCCCTGAATCCGGCCCGATTCCGTAGATGTATCGGTTTCCTGTTAGTTTACCGAATGCAACTAATTCACCCAACCATGCTGAAAACGATTGCTCAGGATTTGGCCTTTTTAATAGTGCCTCTAATTGTGAATCCTTTACTTCCTCAAATGCTCTTTTGCGCAGGATGTTGGCTTTGTACATTGCATTGCCATCCATCACACCTGATGTCATCGCCTTGTATTGCTTTGCTGATCCCTCATTTGTAACCCTGTAAACGGTCATTGGAATCGTTGTTGCAGCCTTAACGATTAGGTTAATTATTGAATAAATGGTTGCATTTCGTTGGTATCCATCCCGAATGTATGTGACATCATTGTCCTCATTCATTATGATGTTAGTACCTAGCCACGTGTAAACCAATTTGTTGTATGCCGGATTTGTTCCTGTGGTCAATGCTTTGGCAATGGTCTGCCGGAATGTATCAATCAATGATGCCATCTGTATTGCTTTTTTTTCTCAAAAATAACGAATTAAACCACAAAAAAATCAGAACGGTTTTTGTATTTAGTATAAACCCCATATCGGATTGCATCCATTAGGTGATTATGTTTGTCGATTGGCTTATTTATAATCGTTCCATCCTTTAATTGCTCCCAAAAATAAAATTGAAATTCATTGTGCAAATTGATTGATTCCTTTGAACAAATTACTTCGTGTTCCTTTAATAAACTAATCCCGGCTTTTATTGATCCTTCACCCTTAATTGCAGGAACGGCCAAAATATCCATTTGTCGCAATTCCTCAATTGATTTTGGTTCCGCTGATTCACAATAAATTATGTGTTCGTTTATTTTCTTTTCTTTTAGGAAATCGGCAATGTCACGGTTGGTCATGCCCTTTTTGTACATAATCTCATGGATGTACAATTTATCTCCAACCTTTGCCAACTGCACAATGGCCGTTGGATCGTGACTGAATCCAAAGTCAAGGCCATAAAATACATCATCAAATTCAGGAAATTCAGCCTTTGGAATAAATTGCCAATTAGGAAATATTTGGCGATCGCTAAACACGGCACGTTTGCCCTCACCGTACACCCTCCAATAATCCGGATCTTTCGCCTTTAATCTTTCGATTTCATTCACTAATTCAACCGGCAAAAACTTATTATCCAAATACGTTGTGATCCATGTGTCACAATCATCACGTGTGATTACCTCATCATAAATCCAATGCACCGGATCGGATGGATTAAAATCGCAAATCATTTCATCCGTTGTACGCATTAATAACTGCCGAAAATCTTCGTGATCTAATTCATTGACCTCGTTGCAATAGCAAATATTTCGTTTACGGCCCCTGATTTTTTGTGGTTCATCAACTGATAAAAATTCCACAACATGACCGCCAAACGTATATGTGTTTTCTGATTTGTTGTGTTGGCCCACATACAGGATGCCCAAATTGTCTAATATTTCAAGAAAATCACGTTGAACTGATCCCTTCAATGCCGGCAATGTTTTGCGCACAATTGAAATCACCAATGGTTTTGGTGATGATGTCATTTTATAAATCAGGTATTGACACAGGGCATAGGTTTTCCCCGAACGTGTACCGCCCTGATGAACTTTGATCCTTTTAGTGCTGTTTAATGTCTGATAAAACTGAATATTGCATTTCTGCGCTATTCGTTTTCGATTTGTGCCGGTGTCCATTCTATTATGGCAGATTCAATGCCGGTTTCATGTACAACCTCCGTGCGTTCTACGTATCCACGTTTTTTGCCTTTGGTCTTTAAATAAAATATTGTGGCTGTTGTGTTGCCATCTTTGATTTGTCTGTGCAACTGCGATTCGGCAAAATCCAATGTCATGTCGGCCAATGCCTCCACAGCCTCCCGATATTCTGCATCCTTTTGCATCCACTCATAATGCACCGAACGTGGAATTTCTGTTGCCTTTGATGCTGTTGTGACAATGCCCAATGATTTTTCAAGGGCATCCAACATCCGTTTTTTATTCAACTTTGTTACACGTGCATTCACCGCCATATTCTATTTTTTAAGTCTGCAATTTAAACCATTTTCAATGAAATGATTGTATGCCATTTGTCTTTGTTCCTCAGATTCAAAAACCACCTCAATGATATATTGATCCTTTGGATCAGCCGTTGTATCAACAGGCAATTCAAATCCCAATTCCTTATAAACAGGCAAATCAACCCCCCATTCAGTCAAATCATCCATCTCCCATTGATTGGCCAATACATCCCAATCCCATTCACCAAATCCGGCATTATCCACAATTATAAACCGTTTCTGTTGTTCGGCTGTCAATGCTGATGCTTTAATGATTGGCACACGTTTCAATCCGGCTTCAATACAGGCACGCAATCGCATATTTCCACCCAATACAATCATATTATCATCAACAACAATGGGCCGTAATTGTAGCATCTCAGGGAAATCCTTAATGGATTGCACCAACTTTTTAAATTTGTCATCCTTAATCAATCGGGGATTGTTTGGATGTGGAATGACTAATTTGATGTTTATTTCCTCTATCATTTCAACCTGTTTTTTTCATCAAAAATTAAACTGATCATTACTAATATAAACACGCACTCAACCCCTCCAACCCACCAACCCATTGTGACTAAATGATTAGCATCCATTATCCTTTGAATTTTGACAATTCCCGGTTAATATACCACACGGCCTTTTCCAAGTCCTGTTTCTTGTTCCCTTTGCTGTCTGCTCTTAAAATATATTTGATTGCGTTCCCTAAATTGAAACCCAAATTGAATGATTCAATCACATCAATTGCCTCGATGCCTCCAACAGATTGATAATGTTGCGGATGATCCACCATTTCACGGCTCTCATTTGTCATATAGTATTGATTAGGTAAATATGTGCTTTTGATCCGGCAGTTATTCATCACCCAACTGCGATGTAAATTTACCTCATATTTGCAATTGCATCACGTGTTTGCGAAACAAATTTTATGGCATCACTTTCATTTTCAAAAACACCTAAATATTTCTGTTTATTACCATCATAAATGTATGCCTGCCATTTGTTCAATTTCTTTTTAAATGATACCCCCTTGTGTTTGCTTGATTTTCTAGCACAATTATCCCATTTATGCTGATTATTTTCTGCCTGTGTAACCCATTCCAAATTTGAAACGTGATTGTTTAACGTATTCAAATCCTTATGATTAACCTGTAAATGCCGATTATCTCCTAAAAATGCAATTGCAACCAATCTATGAACCAAATATGTTTTGGTTTCTCCATAATGCGACAATGTCACCTTTGAATATCCATTGGCTCCAATAGATTCATTGAAAATCTTTTCTTTTACCACCTTATTATTCATTTTGCGTGGTAAACTTTTCACACGGCCAAAATTGCTTATTTCATACAATCCGATGTAATTGTCAATCGGTAGCCAAATTTCTAATCCTTCCATAATTCTTTCATTGGTTTTTCCCAACAATCTATTCCGTAACTTTTTAATAAAATATTCAATTGTGTGTTCAATGAATCCTTTTTTACCTGATCCATTGAATCGATGTTCATCCCTAGCATAAAAAATGACTCCATTGCTGTGCAGGCATTTTGAAATGTATCCAACGCATCGGGCAAATCCGGATCATCGTTTTTGTTTGCCGGGAATAATACGGCCATTGTTTTTTCTAACTCCCTGATCATTTGCTTTGTCACCATCTTCACGGCCTGTTTGTTTGCCGGATGACCGTGCCACGATCCATCAATGAAATCCAACATATTTTGGCACAATGCGAAAAATGTCAATAAACGTATTTTGTCTTTTGTAGTTTTCATTGGTTTGTTTTTTTGTTAATTCTGGACATTTATTGCCTTGTATTTTTATGGTTTGCCTATGTCCAACAATTCACGTGGAAATTTGTATGGATCAATACACAAATCAATTTTTACAATTTTATGGAATATCATCAATTCCTGTATTTCTTGAATCAATTCGCTTGCATCCTCATGCGTTAATCCATCTGAACATTTGATGTCACCATGCACAAATATTTCATTGTCATTTATTAAGTTCATTATAAAACATTTTAAAATTTCGCACACGGTTATAAACTACAATTTTTTCTCTTTCTGATCCGTAGGTAAGCCGGGCCACACACGTTTCCAAGAATAATTTTGGATTGTGAATCAATTCCCATGCATTCACTCTTATTGGTTCCGTTCTAAAATTTGGATCGGCAATTCTTTCATTGGCCCAATCGATGGCCTTTTGTCTGTTTATGTTCATAGGTTTTTTTTAATTTTAATTACATAATTGATATATGCAGGTTGGTGATTATTTTTAAAATCTTGATGGTATTCAATGAATGAATTAATAACTTCAATATTACCATTATTTAATTCAGCCATAAAATCTGCGTGCCTTCGCATTCCACTTGTTCCTGTTTGAAATGCAATATGCTTGTATTGATATTTTGGGAACAACTTTCTAAATAATTTTTTCATCGTATTGTCATTTGATTTTCTAATTTCCCATCTGTGTAACCTTCCCGATATGCTCTCATAATTTTATCCTGTTCAATAAATTTCTGCGATTCGTAATATTTCAATTTCTCAATCAACTCATCTAATGATCGCACAATGATGTATTCATATCCGCAATCCCTTGCCTTCTGTTCGAATGTCTTTTGGTTTGGTTGCTGTGAATTGCCCTTGATTTTGACCTCAACAAATAAGCCGTGAAAGGTTGAATTTGGCAAAAGGATCAATAGGTCAGCGACACCGGCTTTGACTCCCTCAGCCTTTAATTTGGCCGCAACTGCTTTGGATCTTAGTCCACCATTCGGTATTGCAAAAAACGTGTAATTGTTTAAATCCAAATAGGTTGCCAATACCGTTTGCAATCTGTGTTCGTGTTCGTTTCTCATGATATTTCGTGATAAATAGGATAAGTATCTCCATTATTCAACCATTCTTTTCTTCTTTCAATACAATACTTTGCATAAGTAAGTGTATCGCATTTTGATTGAGCCTTGTTTTTTTCGCCCCAAATATAACCTCCGTGAAGATTATCTATATATTTCCAACAAAACAACCATTTTTCTTGCGGATAAAATCCAAATCTCAATTCAACTATTCTGTATTTTCTCATTATCGTTTCGTTTTAATTTGAACCAATCCCATGCTTTCATCAAAGTAAATCATTTCGAAATCCTCAATGGGTTCGAATGTATCCATCATAAATGCCTGACTAACTTCCGAACGTTTGGCAATTACTTGTTTTTTGCCACCATTCTTTGATTTTCTGACCTGATTAATAATAATTAATACAATGCATCCAATCAGTAAAATTACTGCTTTAAAAATCATCTTTTTCATATGTCCGTTATTGGTTTTCTTTTTTAAAAATATGATTGTAATATTCTTCACCGCTTATAAATGGCAATGAAATATCGTATGTGGTTACAATTATATCTTTTTCCATTTGTTCGGCTTTTTCAACCATTAAATGAATACCCCCAATTTCGTGCGGAAAATATTCGCCTAATTCTTCAATTAACCATCGAACTGCTGTTTGTTGCTTTACCATAGTTTTATTAGTTTGAGTCTTCATTAATTTCCCATGCACCGATTAAAAATATTGTTGCTATTAATTGGATAATCTTTTCACCTGATTTCATAAAGAAATTGCCATCAACATAACAGAACAAAATAAAGGTGACTATAAAGCAAACTATAAATTTCGTGATCTTATTTGTCTTTTTCATATCTACTTGATTATCTGATTCGCATCAATATCCAACATTTTACAAATCCTCAATGCCGTGATAAGATTTGGCACCATTTTGCCACCTATCCAATTGCACACCGATGAATGTGTGCTGTTGATCTCATCGGCTAATTCCTGCCGGCTCATATTCTTTTGCTCTAATGCTTTCAGCACCAACGTGCCAAATTCTGTTTCCTCTGCTTTCATAGTTTAAATAATTTCTCCGTTTTCATTTAATGTCATATCCATATCAGCCAACTGATGGCAAAACAATTTGTATGCCTCTGCTTTGCATCCTGCTTTCCACAATTCAAAGTCATTGTATTTGGGCCGTAATCGTTTCGATATTTCAACACGATCTGATTCAGGGCATTGCCAAATTTCAAATTTGACCAAATAATCATATAAAAATGCCAATCCTTTTGGCCAATCAAATTTTTGCCCTGTTTGATCCGCCAATTTTATTCGTTTAACGTATGAATTAACATTTGCAATGGCCAATGCTTTTAATTCATCATCCGTTGGAACCGGTTTAATAATTTCGGGTTCGGGCTTTTTTACATTCTTTGTTTCCTGCCTTGCATATTCAATGTATGCGTTCATTATCCGGCCAAAGTATTCACACGAAAAATTCTCATAGCATTTGCAATCTGTATTCAATTTTCCTGCAACTGCCATTTCAAATGCAATGGCTATTTCCTCCGGTGTTTGGTTGCCGTAGTTTGATTTTATAAATGCCAATAAAACATATTTTTCCTCATCTGTCGGCATATTTGATCCACGTAATCCAACCATAAGCATTGCCATACGCAATACCTGTTTTAAATCATTTTCGTGCCGTGTACGGATGTTTCCTGTGCTTTGTGCCTTAATGATCAAATTGGCTGTTCCCTTACCAATTTCTGAGGGCCTCCATTCTTGCGGCACTTGTGCCAAGTTTTTCACCGTTTGAATTTCCATTGTTGTTGATATTTACTGATTTTTCAAATATACCTGAATAATTATTGGCCATTGAATGATTGATAAAATCTTCTAATTGATCATCAGTTATGTGATCCCATTTTTTCAATAATGCAATCTTACCTGATTCGGTGTATTTCTGTTTCTTTTCTGCTTTGTATTTAAACCACAAATCAAAAATCTCATCCCTCCGTGTTTTTATTATTTCTTTATAGTCTTGTTTTGTATTTAATTGCTTTCTATTGTTTGATGGTTTTCCGGGCATCGGGTTTCCGAACGTTGGGTTTCCGTACACAGGGTTTCCGTGTGCAGGGTTTTCAATGGTAGGGATTTCATTCAATACATATTCAATTTCCCAATGGCCCCATTCGTTTTGTTGTTTTTGCCTGATTAAATAGCCTGCATTTTCCAATTCTTTCAATGCTGATGAAACAGATTGCAATCCTTCTTTTATGTGATTTGCAATCCTTTCAGCACTAAAATCCCACCCATCCGGTTTTGATTGAATATAGGCAAATAACCCCTTTGCTTTTAGTGATATTTGATCACTATTTACCAAGTCATTCGGAATGACCGAATATTTGGTTTTGATTATCAATTTGCTCATTTGAAAATAAAAAAAGCCGGCTGTGTGAGAGAACAGACCGGCTTTGTGGTTTTTAAACCCAATTAATCACCGAAAGACTCTCACCCCTTTCGCTGATTACATTACAAATATAATGATTAAATCAATATTGCATTCTTTAATGGCTTAAATTTAAACAGGTTGCCATATTGTGGATGCTCTAAAACAAATTTCCGGGCATACATCGGTGCAAAATTGTTGTTCACCTTGAATGGATCGTTATTACTTCGGAATGTGTATTCGTAACGCATTTGCTCAAATATGTACTTTGATCCAATCTGCCTGCGCCCCTCTTTTGCCATTTTAAAAGCAATCATTTTGTACAACTCATAAATGTGTTTGTTGCTTTGGTCGTATTGCTGAAACGTTATCATATTTATGTTGTTTAGGTTGAATTTTATTTAATTTTTCTAAATTATTTTCTAATTCTTTGGCGATATGCGACCAAACCTGATTGAACGTATATCCTAATTCATTTGTTTTTTTCATTTTTAACCATGTTTAAAATCGCACCTAATATCGTGAAAAACATCTGTGCGCAAGTCCAATAAAATACCAAATTAATTTTGTCCTCTATGCTCATTTCTTTACGTATCTAATGATTGACATAATAGGGATTCCAATCAATCTGCGTTCGGAATCCGGATGTTTAAAAAACAATGTCCGGTTCCCATCTGTTGCGTGATCCAATTCGGATTTTAAAAACATAACCTGATTTCCTAAACGGTATTCAAGTTCATACACGGCCCCAATTTCCACATCCCTGTGCTTTAAATTTGCCGTTGCAACGGAATATATTGCCTTCAATTCTCCGTGCCTTGTGGTGTAACTATCAACAATTTTGCGCATCAGAATGGTAATTCATCGGTTTCAATTGGATTCACTTCACGTTGGATTGGCTGTGCCGAAACAGGTGCGCCGGGATCATTTAAGATTTTCAACAATTTAAAATTCCCTATAATTGGCAATTTTACCCCTGCCTCACGTTCCTCCTTTGTGGTGTTCTGTTTTACAAATCCATTGTTTTCGTATTGATCCGGTGTGTCGGTCAATACACCTGTAATATCCAAATACTTTGCCCCTGTCTTTTGGCTTTCAAAGATGCGTGATTTGTCGATTTTTGAAAGGTCAATTTTAATGCTTACTAAACGTGCCATTTGTTATTTATTTAGATTGTTTATTTAATTACTTTTTTGATTGTGGTTGTGGATGATTTTGATGGTGGGTAAAAATCAGCCAACTCACCTGTTTCCTCATCCAATATAGAAACCTTTGATTTCAATGCCTTACAAAATGCCTCAATTTCTTTTTGTTTGTCTTTTAGGCGATCAATTTCAAATTGCAATTTGCACCATGATTCCGTTTCAGAATAGTCATATTTTACACCGCCCTCCATTTCTGAAAAGTCCACACCAAATGCCGACAATTTGCTGTCCTTGTTTTGCCGTAAATCGACAAATAAATGCTCCTTAATGTGTTTGTCCATTTCGGATGCTAACAATTGAAATTTGGCCAATTGTGCCGCCAATTTTACCGTGTTTATTGAATCTGCATTGGCCATAAATGATTCGGCCATCTGCGTGATTTCTTTTTTGCTCAATTCTAGGATTTGGCCATCAACGGCCATCAATTCGTTTTTCATAGGTTGTTTGATTATTTGATTGTTAATTCTGCTTTTCTGTGGTTAAATAATTGCTGTATTTCTTTGTTGGTTTTTGCCTCATCGGTTAATTTTTCCCAAATGCCCTTTAATTCACCAATTGCAATCACACTTTTAACATCTGAAATCAATTCTTTAAACTCAATATCAAATTGCGATGGCGCAGGGATTGCACCTTTTGCCTGTGGCTTTGATGCTTTGGCCTGTGGCTTTGTTTGTATCTCATTGCTATGGATTGCATCGGTGTCATCAATATCGCCTGTTGGAACTAAAAATGAATACAACAATGCATATTTCAACGCATACGTTGTTGCTTTGCCTGCTCCTTTGTCCTGTGGATCAACTCCGTGACCATATCCGCAAATTTCTTGACTTTCACCGCTTTCGTGCATCAATAAAAACGTTGAATATACCTCCGTAAATACGGACTGCTTTGCCTTCATTTTGCCGTTGTAATCCAATTCATCCCAACGTTCAATTTTAATTGTTGGTGTGATCCCAATCGGTAAAATGCATAAACCATTTTTTGCCATCGATTGGCCAATGATTTTTTTGACCTCTTTGTCCGGAACACCCTTGTAAGCCATTTGTCCTGTGCCAATGGTCATTGATTTTTCAATCCCTTTGACATCATTCATCACATTGATAATTGCCTTAATTAGATTTGATTTCTGATTCATCGTATAATTGTTTTGAAATTCGGTTGATTGATTCCCACATTAGGGGATAATTTAATTTTCTTGAAATGGCCATTTGCACATTGTGCGATTCCCATTTGTCTTTGCGTGGTGGTTGAATGCCTCTATTGTTTAAATCCTCAGCCACCAATCGGTGCAATTCACCTGCGTTAATTTTTACCCTCATATCTTTTTTCTAACATTTCCTGCATTGATTCAAATTCCTCAATGCCAATTTCTTTTCCACCATTATTGGTCAATTCGTTTTGGATATATTTTCCAAGTTCATCCGTGCTGTTGAATGCTTTGGTCACGGTGTAATATCCTGCGTGATCTTTGAATGTGATTTTGTATATCATTGCCGTAGTGATTAAATGTTGCCAACGATGTACATAAGTTTCACACAGATTGCGCCGGCTGTTAAAACTATAACTAAACCTGCAATGTCATTTTTGTCAATTGTTTTTAATAGATTCCACATATTGTTGTTGTTTAAAAGATTGCCGGGAATCCGCCCGGCTCGGTGTATATTATTTATTAACTGCAATTATAAATGAACCACATGAATTTGAAACTTCAATACCTTTCAATGTATCTGTTTCATATGCTGAAAAATAATCTCTTGATGATCCAACAAACCACGCACCAATGATTCCTAATGTATTACGTTTGTTCCACTCTCTATCATCAGATTTTGCAATTGTAAATCCTCCATTTACAGATGCAACGCAATCTTGCATCCCATCAAAACTGCTTCTAACATTGATCAATAATTGACCTGAATTTTTGTTGATAAAACTTTTAACCGTAGATAATGTGATCTTTTTCATATTGTTGTTGTTTTGTTGTTGTTGTTTGTTGATGTAAACCTACAACCTTTATTTTATATTTCAAACAATTTCAAACAAAATATATCAAAAAAATATCAATTATTTATTTAACGGTTATAAAAAAGGGCAAATCCAACGGAAATGCCCTTTATCTTACAACAACTATGAATCAATAACCTTTAATATTTCGCTACAAAACTACACAATTTTCCCATCTTTTATCATTAAGTTATCCACCTTTGCTTTGCCATCTGTGATCGTTACAACTGCAAATCCGTTGTTGTGCTGTGCAAATGGGTAATATTTAGGGGATAATTGCGTCAAACATCCTGTGGAATATGTGTGGATGTATTGTTTAAATCCATTTTTTTTGATTGTGCCGGTTGATCTGTGTACGTGTCCAATCAATGTATTGCAGAACGTTTTATTGAATGTGCTTTGCGATGGATTCATTCCACCTGCCATCAATTCGTGACCGTGACAAACCAATAAATCGCCCATTTCCATTCCCTGCCAATCCGGAACAAATTTCATATCCAATGAATCCAACCTAAAAAATTTATCAAATTGCATTTCGTGCAATTGCGCAAATTCCTCAGCCTGCTCATTCAAATACCGTTGGTATCTGTTTTCGTGATTACCTGCCTTAAAATAGATCGGTATTGTTGGAAATATGTCACGCAGTTTTTGCAAGAAATTACGGCACATTTCGATTTCTTTTGGAAAATCACGCAAATCCTTTTCCTTTTCGTGCCGGCTTATGCTGTAAAAATCAAATGTGTCGCCATTTAGATACAGGCAATCAATGTTTTGATCCTTTAAATGCTTAATGGCACACACAACGGCTTCAACTGAATGGAACGGAACGTGAATGTCCGATAATATCCCAATTTTCTTAATATGATCCGGCAACCGTGCTGATGTGTATTCCTTCCCAATTGATGGCTCAATTCCAAAATTATCTATTTCCTCCCACGTTAATGTTTCAATTTGTGCCTTTGGTAAATTAGCCAATGTTTTTTCAGCCCTTACACGTGATAAAATATTATAACGGCTCATCATTTTTCGCATTTGCTTTGCATCTGAATACCCATAAGTTTCGTGGTATTTTTCCGAAAAATGTTTCATTGATAATGGCGATGAAAAAAAATGATCCTTGATTTGATCGTGTTTTAAACCCATTTGTAGTTTTTTTTCAAAATTAGCCAAATAACTAATTAGTAAAACCGACAAATAAAACAAAAATGGCCGTAGATTATTCCACGACCATTCTGCATTCACCCTAATCAACATCCGATGCACTCAAAGAATACAACGGATGCGCACTTCTAAACCTATGAAAAACAAAATTATTCCTGATATGAAATCCTGTACGTGCTTGTAACATCCGTATAATTATTAGGGATATGGAATTGGCAGGTGTAAACATTCGATTTCAATTTCACTCGGATTGAATCCACAATGGCCGAATCTGTTTCGGTCAATGTTGGAAATTTAATGTACAATTTATGGGCCATTGACATCACACCGTAATCATCCATATTATACAAATCACCTTCGTATTGCATCGAATATTGCCTAAAATCGTTTAATCTTTGCTGTGTGACTATTTGTTCAATAAATAAACCCATCACATCCTGCGCACGTTTAAATCCGTTATTGTCTGTAAATGCACCTAAAAATACAACTGAATCCAAATCGGCCTGCACGACATCTTTATGCTCCATCACATCTGATGTTGCAAATGTGCCTGATTGCTCCCGGATAAAATATACCTGTTTATATACGTTCTGATCTTTGTCAATATTTCTGACTGCACAATTGTCCAAATACATTCCTGTGTATGAACCCGGTGCATCAATATATGGATATGAAAACCCAATCTGAATTGTTCCACTTTCGGTCGCTTCTTTGGCTGTAAATTTGAATGATTCAAACGTACCTGCCCCAACAACTTTCGTTTCATTCCATAAAACTGAACCCGGTGATGTACCCCACGTTTTGTTCACATCACTCCAATATGTGTACACACCCGGTGAATATTCAATACGCAAAAACCACGGCAATCTGTTATCGGATCCGCCTTTGTCAATATTGACTGAAAACAAAACCTGATATTGGTTGCCCCTAATGGCCTGCGCTGCCCCTGTACTTGACAATCTTACCGTGTAAACACCCAATGCGCTTGTCCCAACATATTTCAACGATCTACGGCCTGCAAATGGCGCATTGACAAATTCCGTTGTGACTAATGTCGTTTCCCAATTCTCATAATCAAATTCAAACGATGCGTTCAAATTCAAATCCACCTGTTGTTGTGAAATATCGACAATTTCCTGATATTTTTTGACCGGTCTGCGTGGTGTTCTAAACAGGTTTTGGCCTATTGGTTGCATATTGGTTGGAACAACTTTCAACATATTTGTTGTTACGGTTGATTGCTGTACACCTGATGCATTATAAATCCAATATTTGATGTTTTCTGTGCCTGCATTCAAAAACCCTTGTTTGGCTGTCAATATGCCTGCACCGGTGTATGTTCCGGCCTGTATTCCTTCAATGATTCGTTGATCACCATAAGATGAACAATTGACAATATACCAACGGCCAAATGATTGAAAAATACGGCAATTAAATCCCATAAGGATTGACCGCAATGTCACTTTTGCATCGTTAATGATATAATAATCGTGATAAAATCCTGATTTTTTAATTGTAACCTGACTAAACACGTTTTTCCATGCTGTATCGGTTGCAATCCTTAAATCATTGCTAATATATATGTCATAACCCAACGATAAATTTGACAATGCATTCCACATAAATTGCCACAATGTAGGATTGTCGGTGCCAATTGCAGGCATCCATGTATCATACCCATCTAACTGCCCCAAATTGTCTGTGGCTGTGATTGACAATGAATACGGTGTTGATACCAATGCCTCAGCATATAAATCATTTACAACCCATCCTGACCAATATGTTTGCCATGATCCGGCCGATGCCTCAAAATACACAACCACTTTGTATTCACGTTCATCAAATAGATAAAAATTGTCATAAGTAACGTCATCCGTTACCATCAAATTCAACGTGCATAATGATCCAATCAATGGTTCATACAAATCCTCCTCAGCCTTCCACTCGATTTCAACAGGTTCTGCCGTTCCCACCATTGGCAAAACTGCACCGGTGTATCCGTTTTTTAAAATCTCAACCTTTCGTTTGTTGCCTTTTAAATCAGCAAATTCCAAACGATATTTTACACCGTATGCCATATTTATCCTATTCTATTTCTTTGCTTTTCTGCTCTTTGTAATGCCACCACCAAATCCTGACCACGTAACACAAATTCACCCGAAACGTTTGCTGTGCCATTGCCATTGCCTTGATCCAACATACCCTGTAATTTGCTCAATGGTGCAATAACTTCCGGATTTGATTTTGCACCCGGATATTCACCCATTAAACCCATTGTTGGGCCGGATACGATACCACCTGCCGCAAATGCCGGAACCTTGCTAAATGCCGATGAAACGGCAGCAATACCCATTGCAATAAATGGTAATAATGTAAAAATTGCACCCGGCCCTGTTGATTTGGCTGACTCAGTACCTGCAACAACTGCATTTGCTGTTGATGTTGCTTTGGCTGTTGCAATCTGTCCTTTGGCGATAATGGATTGTTTTAATGCCTCCGCTGCATACTGAACACCCATTTGAATCAATGTTGCCATAAATCCTTCCAATCCTGTTGATGCCAAACCCATTGATTGAACAATTGCGCCACCTAATTGATTGAATGCATTACCAACCGATTGTGCCATATTATTGACATTGTCCATATACAGGCTATATTGTTGCGCCTGTAAATCCAATTGCGTTTTCTGTGCAATTGTGGATTCTGCAATCTTTTTATCCAACATCGCCATTGGTGATGGAATATCCATTGTAATCCCACGCAATTTGTTCAATGATGTGAAAAATTCACTTGTTGAAATATCGTAATTAAACCATTTTTTCAATAATTCAACGTTTGCCCGGCCATCTTCGCCCAAACTCAGCATCATTTTTTTCTGAATGATTTCCTGATCTTTTAGCTGATCGGCATACCCTCGTTTTTTAATTTCAAATAATGCCTTTTCTGTTTCCTCTGTTGCTTTAATTCTTGCCTGAAATGCTTTAAATTCTGCCGAATATCCTGTACTTGGTTGCCCTTCCGCTTTTGATGGCCCTTTTAAATCTGTTTTTGTTGATGTTGGTGAATCAACTTTATTTAAATCAATACCCGATAATTTGGCAATTGATTGTATTAATTTTTCATTTGCTTTTATTTCCTCTGTAACTCTTTTGGCTCTATCAACTGCCCCTGCTGCAAACGCATTCATATTTCCTGTCGCTGCACCATATGCCAATTTTAACGCACCCATTACAGATGATCCGGCATCGGCTTCACCTGTTTGTAATGCTAAATTTTTGGTCATTAATTCCTGAATCTTAGCATTACCGGCCATCACTAATGCTTTTTGCCTTAGCGATCCAATGTATTTGTCCATTGCTGCTTTTGCCTTGTCGGTTCCAACCGTTTCCAATGTAATGTTCCCTAAATACTCAGGTGACATTGCATTCAATGCCTCAATTGCTTTTTTACGTTCTGACATTGCCACATTTTGATTCTGTGCCAATTTCACCAAACGTTGCATTTCGTTTTCCTCTTTAATTGTCGATTTGACGGATTCGTCTTTCAAATTGTTCATTTCTTTCTGAACATCTGTCAAATTCTTAAATACACCCATTTGAACTAAATAAACAGATGTCAATCCGGCAACCAATGTTGTAATTGCAACCAAAGGATTTGCCATCATTGCCGCCCAAAGGTATTTCACTGCCTTTGTTGCGTTTGTAAATCCGGCAATCATATTTTGCGATAAAAATCCAACCGCTGTTAATACCGGCCCGATTGCAGCCACTAAACCACCCAAAACCATAATAATTGTTTTTGTGGTTTTTGATGACTCAGAAACGGAAACCATAAATGAATTGAATGCCTTAAATGCCGATGTAATGTATGGCAATACTATCTGACCAAATTGCGCCCCAACCTGTTTCAATGCCTCAGCAAACATACGCATCTGATTGGCTGCACCGCCCCCTGTACGTTCAAAATCACCGTGTGCGTTTTTAGTAACGGATAAAACATAATTGTATCGCAACATGACTTTTTCAGCCTGTGACATTTCATCATAGGATTTTTTGATCCCTGTTGAAAACGCATATGCTTTCACATTGGCTTCGGTCATTACAATACCCAATCGTTTCAATGATTCGGTTTCACCTGTAAAGATTCCGGCCAATGCTGTTTGAACCTGATCAATCCCAATATTTTTGAATGATGCTAAATCACCGGCTAATCCAACCAAAGATGTTGAAAGTTTTGCAGCCTCAGCAGTTCCAACACCCATACCGGTTGCCATATCGCCAAACAATGCCGCCATATCTAATGCCGTTCCCTCAGCAATACCAAACGATGTCAATGCGTGCTTTGCAAATGCCTGAACCTCAGCCGATGAACTTTTGAATGATACATCCACTTTGTTCATTGACTCATTGAAATCGGATGCTAATTTGACCGCTGCGCCACCGGCTAATGCCAAAGGTGCTGTGACAAACATCGACATCGATTTTCCAATTTCGGATGCTTTTTTACCAAAATCGGTTAATTGCTTTTCTGCGTTTGATAATGCATCATTCAAACCTGATGCATCACCGGTTATTCGGACTTTTAATTCTTCTGCCATAGTGTAAAGTTAAAAAAAAAGCCAACCCATTATTTGGTTTGGCTTTTTTCAATTTGATCTAAAAATGCTTTGAATTGTTCCGGTGTGGACTTTGGTTTCCCTTTGTCCAAAAACACATCCTGTGGCAATGGGAATAATTTATCAGGTGTGATCAATTGTGAACGTTTCGTTGCCTGTGAATTTATGATCATTGTGCTTGTAAATCTGTGCATTTCCCAATGTAAATTGATGTTTACACTCCAAGACTCCCCCAACAACGCATTTTCCTTCCACGTATTGCGCCAAAAATTGTCCGGTGGTATTCCTGCTTGACCAATGTAAAAATCAAGCATTGAATCCCACGTTAGGGGTTTTTCGGCTTTGGGTTTTTTGTGGACTTTTCAACGTTTCTGCGTACACCGGCATTTAGGTCATTGCCTAAAATTCGGGATTGCATAAGGGTTTCAACTAATAATGTCAATGCACTTTGATCCACATCCTCCATCCAATCACCGACCGAATAAATTGTGTAATCAATTTCATTGCCATTTTCCTGATCGTATGCTAATAGGCCGGAATAAACCAACGCACGCATTGATGATAATGACAAACCATTGCCAAAAACTTTGTCGATTTCTGAAATGCTGAATCCTGATGCCTGTTCAAAGGCTGCCCAAAAATTCATTGAAAAATGTAAGGTGCGAATTTTACCGCCAATATTTAATTGACAATAGCCCCTTTTTTGATTGACTTCCATTTGTGTTTGATTAGGTGATAAACTCTAAACCCCTGCACCATATTACTGATGCAGGGGATGTATTTCTGAATCAGTAAATTATGCGTTTACTGATTTTACGATTGCGCCTGTCAATGTGATTGATCCTGAGAAAGTCACCGCCGCTTCCATTTCTGCTGATTGCTCGATGGATGCAATGTATCCCTCCGCTGTGTAGATCGTGTCACCTGTTGCAGATGTTCCAAATACACACGTGATGATTGTACGGTTTAAAACGAAATCAACTAATTCCTCAGCATTTGCAGCCGATGCATAGTTCACTAAACCATCAAATGAAATTTCACCTGAACGTAAACCGCTGATTCCCTCAGACCAACCGCCTGAATTTTTTGTTGTTGCATCTGCAATGTCCTGTGAAATAGACAATGAACATGATGTTGTGTGTGCAATTGCAGTCCCCTCAACTTTGATCAATAGGTTCGTGCCGTTAAATACTCCCGATG